ATGGCAGTCAAAAACGCGGAAGAATTTGAACAGATTACAGTACCATCAAAAACGCTGGAAGCCTTATTTGGTGTGAAGGACAGGACAATTAGAGACCTGGCAGACAAGGGCATTGTGGCACGTGATTCACACGGCAAGTATTTGTTCTGGAATTCGGCAAAAGGGTATATCACCGCATTGAAAATTGCAAATGCTGGAAAGGCACCTCAAAAGCCGGTAGATGGAGAGGAAATATTAGATTGGGAAGAGGAGAAAGCACAGCACGAAAAAATAAAGAGGCAGATCACGGAAATTAAATTACAGCTGATAAAAGGACAGGTACACAAAGCGGAAGACGTAGAAGCTGTAATGACAGATATGTTTACGAAGTTCCGGTCAAAGATGACCGCACTGCCGTCTAAGCTTGCAAAAAAGCTGGAAGGAAAACAGAGAGCGGAAATACAAAGAATCTTGAAGGAAGAAATAGACAACGCGCTTGTGGAATTATCAAACTACAATGCAGCAGATTTTTATTCGGACGAACACATTGACATTTCCGGGGACGGTCTCAATACGTTAGGAGTTGACGAAGGAAATGAGTAAAGAAGTAAGCTGGCACACATTACAGTTGATGTGCAGGCTCGCCGGAACATTAAGACCAAAGGAAAACATGACAATCAGTCAGTGGGCTGACAAATACATGATACTTCCAGCAGGATCAAATGAAGCCGGACATTACTCTTCCAACACAATTCCATATCAGAAACAGATCATGGATGCAATCACTGATCCAGAAGTGATAGACGTTTCTGTGCAGAGCTCCTCACAGGTAGGAAAGACAACCATTATCATGTGCGGGATCGGATATTATATCGATTACGAACCATCAAACCAGATGATGGTCATGCCAACAATTGATGATGCCGAGAGATTTTCAAAAACGCGATTAGCACAAATGATTTCGGATATACCACAACTAGCCAGTAAAGTATCAGAACCAAAAGCTAGAAATTCAAACAATACAATTAGATTAAAAAGCTATCCAGGAGGAAATATTGCACTTGCAGGCGCGAATTCTCCAAGTTCGTTAGCATCCGATCCACGAAGGGTGATATGGATGGACGAAGTAGACCGATTCCCGGAATCAGCAGGAAGCGAAGGAAACCCGATTAAGCTCGCGGAAAAAAGAGCTACAAGTTATTGGAATAAAAAACATATTAAAACATCAACACCAACGATTGCCGGACGAAGCAAAATTGAAGACGCATACAAAAAAGGAAGCATGGCGCAATGGTGTGTGCAGTGCCCGGAATGCGGAGAATGGCAGCCTTACGATTTTAAAAGGGTTGATTTTGAAAGCGTGTCGATGGCATGCAAAGGTTGCGGAGTGCTAGTGCCGGAAAGAGCATGGAAAGATAGCAAACATAAATGGATTGAAACACATCCAGAAAGAAAAAAAGCAAAGTCATTCAAGTTAAACGAGCTTTGCAGTCCATTCGCGGACTGGGAAGAAATCATACAAAACTTTAAAGACGCAGATGAAAAAAGAAAAAAATATCATGACTATGAAGATTTGAAAGTTTTTACCAACACAGTTTTAGGAGAAGTGTGGGAAGAAACAGCATATGCGGAAGAAACTGTGGATAACAAGACACTGAAATCGAGAGCAGAAGTATATCCGGCAGATATACCGGAAGGAGTACTGCTTTTGACAGCGGCGATAGACGTACAGAAAGACAGATTCGAGGTAGAAATAAGAGGATGGGCAAGAGATTATGAGACATGGGGAATTTACAAAACAGAAATTTATGGAGATTTGATCACAAAAGAGCCGTGGAAAGATTTAGAGGCATATCTGGAGCAGACGCTTTACTTTGAGGACGGAAATGCACTCAATATTGCAGGTTTTTCTATTGACACAGGAGGCTCATACACCAATCAGGTGTACTCATGGGTCAAAGAAATGAAAGAAAAAGGAAAAAAATGTTACGGAATCAAAGGATATGCAGGAAAACCAAATATTCCACTGCTTTATAAAAGAACAGTCGTACAGATCAAAGATGAAAAAAACGGAAAAGAAGTCATAGTTGGCAGAACGCTTATACATATTATAGGTGTTGATTCAGGAAAAGAAGACATCACAAACCGATTAGGAATTGTAGAACCGGGAGCCGGGTACTGCCACTTTCCGGCAGGAGATGCAAGAGGATACGATGATGAGTATTTCGAAGGTTTGACATCTGAAAAGCAGGTTCTAAAAAAAGTGAATGGTGTTTATAAAAAAGTATGGAAAAAGACCAGAGAACGAAACGAACCTTTTGATCTGTTTAACTATAATTATGCAACAGTGGAGTTGATAAGACCGGAGTGGGACAAATTAGAAGAAAAAATAAAGCACGGGGTCAATTATATGCGCAAGCGCCCACCAAAACGCACAGTAAGACGAAGCATTAACGGAATTGAGGGATGATATGACAGTAACAATCAGAAATAAAAACCAGCTATTAGATGCAAAAGAGACGCTGGAAGACTTGAAAAAGGCGAGAAAAAAGATATTGCTTGGTGGTCAAGCATACGAAATTGGAGACAACAAGATGACAAGAGCCAGCCTAAAGGAAATATCAGAAGAAATAAATGCGTATGAACGTGCAATCAATGCTTATGAAACAAGAGGAACAACAAAACGCAGGATGGCAAGAGCAATACCGCTGGGGTGATAACATATGGGATTTTTTGCAGAACGAAAAAAGACAAAAGAACAAAAAAGAGCTCTTGAACAGGCACAGATAGAGAATCAGATTGCAAAAACAAAAGCAAACACGATGATATTAAACGCAAGAATTAGTGCAGCGGAAAAATTTACAAATACAGGATACTCACACGGAGGAGCATCACGATCGGAATCATGGGCGAAAGGGTACGATGACGAGAGCCTGTCGCCAAGCAGCGACATTGAAATGAACCGAAAAGAATTACGACAGAGAACCAGAGATCTGTATATGAATGCTCCGATAGGCACGGCAGCAATCAAAGCCACTAGAACAAGCTGTGTAGGGATTGGGTTAAAACCGAAACCAAAGATTGATTATGAATTCCTGGGTATTAGCAAAGAGGAAGCAGCAGACATACAGCGATTAATCAAAAAAGAGTTTGCAATATGGGCAGAGAGCACATTGTGCGACATATGCGATCTAAACAATTTTTACGAGTTACAGCAGATTGTATTTAACGACTGGCTCATGAACGGCGAAGAATTTGTATTAATGGCTTACGGAGAAAAAACAAGTTACATGCCGTATCGGTTGAGATTGAAACTGGTAACGGCAGACAGAATTTCAACGCCGGGAAGTCTCGATGGTACATATGACGGATACGATCAGACAACAAAGTTAGGAAACAGGATTATGAACGGTGTAGAAATAGATAAAGATGGAAAGGTAGTAGCATATCACATAAGCTCAAACTTTCCGGGAGAAAACGGCACAACACAGACAACATGGAAGAGGGTTGTAAAAAGAGGGAAAAATACCGGAAATCCAAACATACTGCATGTGTTCAACGCGGAACGTGCAGAACAGTACAGAGGAGTTCCATTTCTCGCACCGGTAATCACATCGATCAAGCAGTTGACCAGATACACAGAAGCAGAAATCATGGCAGCAGTCATCAATTCAATCTTTGCACTTTTTGTAAGTACAGAAGATGGGGAAGAGGTTGAAGGTTTTTCAGGTGTAGATTCCGAGGATGACGACTGGGATGATGATACATATCCAGATACAAGCAGGCAGGATAATGAGTACCGGCTTGGAAACGGAATTATTAATTTCTTGAAAGAAGGAGAAAAAGTAGAAGCGGTAGAAAGCAAACATCCATCAGGAAATTATGACGGATTTGTAACAGCTTTTACGACAATGATAGGCGCAGCACTGGAAATATCACCAGAAGTGCTCATGAAAAAATTTACAAATAATTTTTCCGCGAGCAAAGGTGCCTTAAATGAGACATGGAGACATTTTTCGACAAGAAGAAAATGGTTCATTGATGATTTTTGCAAGCCAGTATATGAATTATGGCTTGCAGAGGCAGTGGGAAGCGGAAGAATAAATATTCCGGGATTTTTCACAGATCCACTCATAAAGCAGGCATACGCAAGTGCAACATGGACAGGACCGGCGCAGGGTTGCTTAAATCCGGTGCAGGAAGTAAATGCAGCAGTTACACGCATGGAACACGGACTATCAACGCATGAAGACGAATGTGCAGCAATTAACGGAAGCGATTATGACGACAATGTAAGAACGTTGATGAATGAAAATAAGAGCCTGGCAGAGGCAAACAGACAGGAGGAATAATATGCCGAAGAAAATAGAAATCAAAGGTCCAATCATAACAAGCAGCACAGACTGGGTATACAGATGGCTGGGAATGGAATATGCATCGCCAAAAAAATTAAAAGAGGACTTGGAAGCAGCAGACAATGAAGACATTGTGATCGAGATTAATTCAAGCGGCGGAGTATGCGCAGCCGGAATGGAAATGTATCAGGCAATCATGGAATATCAGGGAAATGTAACAGCACATGTTATTGTGGCGGCTTCAGCAGCAACATTGCCAGCATGTGCGGCGGATAAAACTTTAATGTCAGATGCAGCTATTTTCATGATCCACAATACACAGTCGAGCGTATCAGGAGATTACAGAGACATGCAGATGTCTTCGGATGCACTGAGAGAGTTCAACGAGGGACTTATCAATGCATATGTGAGAAAAACCGGATTAAGCAGAGATGAAATACAGACATTAATGGACAATGACACATACATGAGTCCACAGACCGCGATTGAAAAGCATTTTGCAGATGGATACATATGCGGAGATCCAAACAGAACAGAGCAGACAGCAGATATAAATATTATGGGAGTTGTCGCAGCAGCGACAGCACCAGTCATTATACCAGAAGATAAGCTATTGGAACTGGCAAGTGCAATAAAACAGATAGAAGAAAAAAACAGCAGACCGGACAACAAGGGAGTTGCACCGGTGCAACCGCAGAATACCGGTGAAAATGCCGTATCTGATACACCAACAAATTCAAAAGGAGGAAACGAGAAGATGACATTAAACGAGTTTTTAAAAGAAAACCCGGAAGCGCAGACAGAAATGGATGCAATGCTCGCAACAAGAGAAAAAGAAGGGGCAGACGCAGAAAGAAACCGGATCCAGTCGCTGGACAAACTAGCTAAAACAGTCAGTGCAGAGATGCTGGACGATGCAAAATATGGAGAAAATCAGTTAGATGGTCCGGCACTTGCATACAAAGCACTGGCAGAGGGCAACAAGATTGCTGAATCATACATGAGTGCAGCAGAGGCAGATGCGAACGATTCAGGAGTCAGAGATGTAGGAACCGGAAAACCAGACACTGGAGAAACTGACAATACAACAGACGAAGATGAAATGGCAGCATATGTCAATCAGAGGAAAGGACGGTAAAAATGAGCATTTTAAACAAACAGGCATACGAAATGAAAAATGATCCACTTATTTACGATGCAACACACCAGTTTGATGCAAAAATTGTACAGGTTTCAATTACATCAGAAACAGCAGGAAGTCTGGAAAGAGGACAGGTGCTTGACTGTAATAATGGAACTTATGCAGTACATGCAGCAAGCGGAGAACCAAGCGTGATTGTAGCGGAAACAACAGGATACGCGGCAGATGATACAGATATCAGCGTACCGGTATACATTAGCGGCACTTTCCACACAGGAAAAGTGAAAGCAACGCCGGAACTTACAAGCGCAGATGTCGAAAAGTTAAGAGAAAAAGGAATTTATTTGAAGTAAAGGAGAGAGAAGATGGTAGTTGAAACACAGACACTGATCAATACGGTAAAAAAGATGTATCCGGTTGCAAAATTTTTTAAAGACCGTTATTTCCCGGATGGCAGAACATTTTATTCAGAAAAAGCACTTATTGAAATGAAAAAAGGCACAAGGAAAATAGCACCATTTGTAGTTCCTGTCGTAAATGGTATTCCGATGGAATCAGAAGGATACAGCGCATATGAGGTTAAAGCACCTTATATTGCACTTAAAATGCCAATTACACCAGAAGAGCTTCAGAAAAAAGCATTTGGAGAGTCGATCGAATCCAACCGCAAGCCGGAAGACAGGGAAAAAGAACTGGAAGCAGAACATATGGACGATATGCGAAGAGCAATCTACAATCGGCAGGAGCTCATGTGTACCGAGATCATCACAACCGGTCAGATTGTAATGAAACATTATTCTACAGCGGAAGATGCCGCAAAAGGAACAAATTACAAACAGATGCTGCTCAGATTCTACAGTAAAGAGGAATTTAAGAATAAATATAAGTTTGTAAAAAAATGGGGAGAAATGACAACATCAGAAAAGATTCAGGAATTTTATAAAATGGCTGCAATCTTAAAACGACGCGGAGTGAAAGCAGTAGATCTGGATTTTGCATCAGATGTATCAATGGATCTCATGACAGACAAGGAGTTTTTAGAATTTTACAATAAACTCCATGTTAATACAGGAGTGATCGATCAGAAAGAACTTCCGGACGGAGTTACCAATAACGGAAAAATCAACGTAAACGGAGTCATCTTCGATATGTACACCTACGACGAAGTTTATGAAGATGCAGACGGAACAATAAAGGAATTCCTGCCAAAGGGTACAATCGCAATGCTCCATCCAAACATGGGAACAACCGTATATGCACAGGTTACACTCGTAAAGGGAGGAACATTCAAATCCTTTGCGGAAAGAATCGTGCCAAGAGTTGTAGCAAGCGAAGACAACAACATGATGGAAGTGCAGATGTTTTCCAGACCGGTACCATATCCTTATGATTGCGATGGATGGCTTGTGGCAAATATTCATGATGACATTGCAAAGAGTCAGGATGATGCAGACAACAGTGTAGACACAGATGAACCGGCACAGTCAGGCGTAACACTTAAATCAGAGGCAGAGATTAAGGCAATGAACAAAAAAGCAGATGTGATCGCTTATGCGGAATCAATCGGTTTATCAGGTCTGTCAACAGACATGAAACTTGAAGATTTATACGAAAGCGTATTGATATACCAGAATGAAACATACAGCGACTAAGGAGGAGTTTTATGCTGACAGCAAAAACGACAGTCATTGTTGGTAAAAAAAGTTATACAAAAGGACAGACTGTAACAGGTCTGTCCAAGATCGACAAAGAATGGATGAAACTGGCAGGACTCATAGAAGAAACAATAGGTAAAAAAGAAGCAAAGAAGTCAGAGGAAACAAAAGATGAACTTTAAAGAGGCATATCAGGAAGATATAAACCAGGCATTTTTTGATATGGAAGAATTTGCATCTGCACATATGATCGACGGAAAAGAATGCGAAGTTGTATTGACAAACTTATCCAAAACAGATGCAAAAATGTCATACGGTCTGATGAAAGCTACCATAAACCCGAAAGAAACTGCAATCAACAAATTAAGTTACACACTTTATATCAGGGATAAGGATATGCGAAAAAAAGTAACAACAAACGCAGTGATCAATCTGGACGGAAAAAATTATTTTGTACAGAGTGTAGATCATGCGGACGGAATTTACAAACTGATCATTGGCGGACACGCAGTGTAGGAGATAACAATGCTGGTTCAATCGATTTATGTAGACGAAGGACAAGTGAAAGAGAGACTGGGAGCTTTAGAAAGCCAATCGACAAAAGTAATTGTCAGGGCAGTAAACAGATCGTACACATCTGGAAAAAATGCGATCGCAGAGGAAGCTAGAAAAGGATATTATCTGTCACAACATGATGTAAATGGCAAAAACATACTGAAAATCACAAAAGCGACTTATTCGAATCCGGTAGCAACACTCAAATACACGGACAGACATAGAAATTTATATCTGTGGAATGGCAAAAAAGCTGTGTCACCAGGAAAGATTATTCATTGGTCGCACGGTACACCAAATGTCCCAATATATAAAGCGGCAGTAAAAAGAGGCCATGGAAAAGTTGAACTGCGAGGAGAAAACAAACCGTTCATCCAGAAAGTGCGAAGCGGAGAAGACGGTGAATTTGTCGGATTATTCCGAAGACGTACCGCAAAAAGAGATTCCCAACTCGTAGGAGTAGGAGGACCGGCAATACCTCAGATTTTAAAACAAGACACGATCATGGATAGATTCCAGAGGACAGCAGGACCGGTCTTACAAAAGAGACTCGACCATGAGATAGATGCAGTATTAAAAGGAGTAGTGAAATGACAGATCTTGACTTACAGGAAGCTTTAATAACAGAAGTGAAAGAAGTACTGGAACATCAGAGTATTAAAAGGCTGGATGGAGAAACATGGAAAGACTTCAATGTATACAGGCAGGACAAACCATATAAAGATGATGACGAAGACGAGGCACAGGAGAATTACATCATAGTAATGCTTGATGATGAAGATACAGATTCAGAGGGAAGATGGATTGTAACAGTACACATGTTGATCAGCGCCTATGTTCCATTCAATGAAGATACCGATCATCAGGGAAATATGATAATCGCAAACATTATGAACCAGATCGACCTACATTTGTGCAAAAAAGGAATCATTGCAGACATGTACGAGATGGAACCACAGAGAAAAAAACGGTTCAATCAGGAGTGTTATCAAAATTATTACGAATGTGATTACATTACAAAATGGAAACTGCCAGAAATAAATATAGAAGGGATAAGGGACTTGGTATGACAGTGATTTATTTAGGCCCGGATTTAAAAGGAATCGTGCGGAAAAATCAGGTGTTCCGGTACGAACCGAAGGAAGTAATAGAAAGCGCAAAGAAAGTAAACACTCTCGCAGAAAATCTCTTTGTGACACTGGACAAAGTCCCGGAGACGAGAAAAGAGATTGTAAGAGAAGGATCTTTCCTAAACATCACATATGCAAAAATTGAAAAAGCAGGAGGTAAATCATGACAAACTACAAACACGGCATCAGTACAACCAGAGACGCAGACATCTCAATTGAAGTATCAGAAGCAGCAAGGGCACATGCGGTAATCGGTACCGCACCGATTAACTTACTGGATGATCCGGAAAAAGCGGTAAATACACCATATCTGGTAAAAAACAGAGGAGAAGTGAAGGAAAATCTCGGAATCTGCACAAATTACGAAGATTACACTTTGATGCAGGCAACACTTGTATCATTACAGAAAATCGGAACAGCACCACTTGTAATGATCAATGTATTAGATCCTTCAAAACCACAGCATGTGACAGCGGTAGCCGGAGAAGAATTTCAGGTGACAAAAGGAAATACAAAGGTTGAAGTAGAGGGAATCCTTTTAAAAACGCTCGTTGTATCAAAGAATGATACACAGGGAAAAGCAGATGAAGACTATGTAGCAGCATTCGATGCAAACGGTTATGTAAATATCGCAGTATCAGAGACTGGAAAATTAAAGGGTGCAGAAAAACTTACGATCGCCTACAGTAAATTAAACCCGAAAGGCGTTACAGAAGAGGATATCATCGGAGGAGTAGGAGAGGATGGAATCAGAACGGGAATTGAACTCGTGGATGAGATTTACAGCAGATTCCAGCTGATCCCGGATATTCTCACAGCACCAGGATACTCGAAATCACCACAGGTGGCAGCAGCACTTGAAATGAAAGCAGAGCTGATTGGAGAACTTACAAATGCAGTTGCAATTGTAGATATCGAATCAGAGACAACCGTGCGACCGGAAGACGTAAAAACAGCAAAAGACAAGTTAGGATGTTTTGCGAGACAGACAGTTGCATGTTGGCCGAAAGTTCTTGTAGGAGGATACAACATATATGCTTCTTCTGTTGTTGCAGCAGTACTGCAAAGCGAAGCAACGAAAAACGAAGGAGTGCCAACATCGCCGGACAACAAGACTGCTCCGATCGAAGGGGTTGTGTTAGAAAACGGAAAAGAAATACATATGACACAGAAGCAGGTAAATAATTTTATCAATGCAGCAGGAGTAGTGTCATTTTCTTATCTTGGTGGATGGAAGTGCTGGGGAAATAACACAGTAGCATATCCGGACAAAACAGAACCAAGCAACCGATTCATCAAATGTGTAATGATGTCAAATTACATCGAGAATAGATTTAAGACAGAGTATTTATCGGAAATCGGCACGGATGGAAAAACAAAAGTGATTGATTCCATCGTGAGCAATTTTAACGCTGATCTTAATGCATTAGTGCCAGATTATCTTGCAGGAGCGGAAGTGATCTTTGATAAAGAAGAAAATCCAATTTCAGAGATTGAGGAAGGACGTTTTGTATTTAAGACCAGATACGCAGACTGGACGCCAATGGAATATATTGAAAACCGTTTTACATGGGATTCAGAAATCTTGCGGAAGGCATTTGAAGGAGGAGAATAAAGATGGGAAAAAGACTAATCCCTGATAAAATTGAAAATTTCAATGTTTATCTGGGCACAGCAGCAGATTCAAACAGACTGATTGGAATCACAGATGAAATCACACTTCCAAAATTAGAAAATATGTCTGAGACTATCAACCTTGCAGGAATGGCAGGGGAATATGATTCACCGACAGTCGGGCAGTATAAGAGCATGGAGATTGAGATTCCGTTTTCCAATATTTCAAAAGAAACATTGGAAATTGCAGCACGGGATAATGAACCTATGATTATGAGGAGCTCACAGGAGTTTATCGATCCGGAAACACATAAAAAAGACAGATCGAATAGAACAATCACAGTCAAAGGCATGACCAAAGCCGTAAACTATGGAAGATTAAAAAAAGGAAGTTTTGGAAATCCAAGCATAACCAAAGAGGTTACGTATTACAAAGATGAAATTGCCGGAGAAGTAGTCACAGAGATTGACAAATTCAATGGCAAGGCAGTCATCGGCGGCGTTGATATGACAAAAGATATTTTAGACTATATCTAAAAAAGTGCCGGGGATTTCCCGGCACCAATAAGAAGGAGCAGAATGCACATGGAAGATTTAAAAAAAATGAACGAAAATGCAGAACTTGAAGCAGCGGCAGATAATGCAGTAAAAAATGAGAAAGACAGCATTGAGAAAATCAACAGAGAACTTTCTTACGAAGTTGAATTAACCAGAGAGTACGACTTCGATGGAGAGAGAATCAGAAAAGTTGACCTGTCTGGGTTAAAAGAATTAACGACAGTAGACGGAACAGAGATCGATCAGGTTATGGAAAGAATGAACCATGAGCCAAGAAATAAATTTAGAGACCTGACATATACGAAACATATCGCAATGCGAGTGACAGGACTTCCGGTAGAATTTTTTAATAACTTAATCTGGAAGGACATGGAAAGAATTAAAAATAGGATCACACTCTATTTTTTGTTCTAGGAGCCAGCGATGATTTAATAAAAAATCTGAAGAAACTGGCAATCAGGATTTCAATGAAGATCAATACACCATATAACTATCTGATCGGAATATCAATATCGGATTTGCTTGATATGGCACAGGAAATCGCAGAAATTAATCAGGAAGATGAGGAAATGCGGAAAGCACGCATGGAAAATAACTAGGAGGTGCACAGATGGCTTCAAAAACTACATATGAATTGCAGGTAAAACTTGGAGCCAAAGCATCTCCAAGCTGGAAAACAACATTAAAAAACGCACAAAAGGACCTCGAAAGTTTCGAGAGTTTTAATAATAAATTAGCCACAGGAATTGTAGCAGGCGCAGTCGCAGCAGGCACAGCAGCAGCCTACGCGGTCAACAGTGCAACGGAAGTTTACAAAGACTTCGAACAGGAGATGATGACTGTAAAATCAATCTCCGGCGCAAATACTACACAGTTTCTGGAAATGAAGGATGCAGCCCTGGACGCTGGAAGGAATACAATTTTCACAGCGACAGAATCTGCATCTGCATTAGAGTACATGTCACTCGCAGGATGGGACACACAACAGTCAATAACAGGGTTAACACCGATTTTGCGTCTGGCAGCAGCAACACAAAAGGAATTACAGACAACAAGTGACTTGGTGACAGATTCCATGAACGCATTAGGAATTGGAATAGATGGACTGGATACATATCTGGATAAACTCGTAATGGGAAACAACAAGGCGAATTCTACGTCAGAAGAGTTTATGCAGTCACTTGTAAAATCCGGTGGAGCAGCAAGGGTATTAGGTGCAAGCTTAAACGACACGATCACAGCGACAGGAATCCTCGCTGATAATGGAAAAAAAGCAGAGGAATCAGGAACCGCACTTAATGCAATTTTTGTAAGGCTTGCCGGAAACGCAGAGGCAATCAAAGAATTAAAAAATCTGAAAGTAAGCATCTGGAACGATGACGGGACATATGCAGGATTTGAAAACACACTGATACGTATCAATGACGCACTTTCCGGGCTTACAGATGAAAATAAGGCGGCGGCTTTAAAAAAGATTGCAGGAACGCACCATTATTCAGACCTTGCATATTTACTGGAGTCGGTCAAAACAGACACGGCGACAGGAATATCAGCATGGGATAACCTGGAGGGATATATTGAAAACAGTTCCGGCGCACTTGGCCGGATGTATGAAACCTCAGCAGACACACTAAAAACAGCAGAAAAAATTTTGAATTCAGCAACGGAAGACATGCAGATTCGCGTTACAGATGTGTTCTCAGATGATGCAAAAGATTTTGTGCTTTGGATTGCAAACGAGATACCGAAAGCTACAGATGCAATCGTGGAATTCGCAGAGGCACATAGAGGAGAATTTGCAGAGGCACTCGAAACAGCCGGAGAGGCGATTGAAACCGCATGGAAGTACGGAGAAACAGCTGGAGAGTGGCTGATTGATAATCGAAAGGCAGTTATCGGTGGATTGGAAGGAATTGCAGCAGGATTTGTAGCAGTGAAAGCAGCAACAACAGGAATGAAAATAGCACAGTTTTTCACAAATCCACTCAACACTTCACTCGGCGCAATCGAATTAGGAGTAGTTGCGTTATCAGCACTGTCAGGTGCAGCAGAGGATGCACAAAACAAGATGATAGAAGCGGATCTGGCAGATCATTTCGGAAGCATCGCGTTATCTGCAAAAGAACTTGAACAGGCAGCAGAACATATCACCGGCATAGACATGATGGGCGGAGTGCTTAGTTCTTTAGAAGAGTACGATAAATTGGACACTTTTGAAGAAAATATGAATGAGGCATTAGAAAATATCAAAAAAGCTGACTGGAAAGTATCTATCGGAATGGAGCTCACAGAAGACGAGCAGAGCTCTTACAAAACAGAGATTGATAATTATGTAAAAAATGCGCAGGAATATGTGCAGCAGACAGGATATGCAGTAGCCCTCACATTGGGAATTGATGATGAAAATTCTGATATAAGTGCAATTGAAAGCAAAGTGAATGCATTTTACCAGAACAGCTACACGGAAATGGAGGCACTTGGAAAGGAACTAAGCAAGGCAGTAAACGACGCTTTCAGCGACGGAGTACTAGATCCGGAGGAAATCGCAAACATTTCAGAGATTCAGCAGAAAATGGCAGATCTGAAAGCACAATTAGCTACAGGAGAATTTGAAGCGCAATTAAGCTTACTTGGAACAAAGTATGGAGGAGAACTTACACCAGAGTCCATGGAAGAACTGATTGGAGAAATAAACAATCAGGAAGACACAGCACGTAAAGCATATGAAGAACAATATGTAAAGAAGATTGGCGCACTTGAAACCGCCAGAACAAATGGAGAAATCACAGACAATGAGTATAATCAGGCGGCAGGTGAGTATAAGAACGAATATCTGAATAATGTAAATGCACTGGAAACACGCAGCGGCGAATTTGTATACAACACAATATATGAACAGTATGGCGGAGATTTAGAAGGATATGGAAACAAAATAGCAGAAAAAGATTCAGAAAAAGTGAAAGCATATATGAATATGACGCCAGAACAACTTGCTACATATGATTATGATCCACTAAATGATTATTATTTTGATACAGGACAAAGTCTGAAAGACGATGAAGATTTTAAAACCACAATGGGTGCAATTAAAAAATTGCTTGACGTTGCAGAACCACTTTTTGAAAAAGCAAAGGATGCAAAGAGTAAGACAGAAGCGGAAGGCGGAGATGTATCAGAAGATCTTGAAAATCTCGTAAAACAGACAACATGGATACAGAATCTTGCGAACGGAGACATGGATGCAATCTACGGATTGATTGGAGCCGGAGAAGGAAGGACGAGCGTATATCAGAGCATGAAACAAGCAGCAACAAGTGGTCGGTCGATTCCAACAGCAGCACTTGATGCAGCAACAGAAGCAGATACACAGCACATGAAGGATATACAGGATTCTATCTCGACAGAAACACAGGCGCTATACGATTTCTCACAGAATGAGATTAAAGCAAAATTCTCAAAAGGATTTGTAATTGATGCAGATGCAGATATCACAATAAATCCTATGATTAATATAGAAGAAAAATCTAAAAAGAAAAATAAAGCAAGCTATTATCTTGGAGATGTATACAGCAATGCAGAGGGAGGAATATACAACACGCCAATATTAACAACTTTCGCAGAGAAAGGAGCCGAAGCAGCAATTCCGCTGGATGGTTCACAGCGCGCAAAATCTTTGTGGATGCAGGCAGGTTCGATACTCGGAACATTGCCACAAGGAAATAGAGATGGAATGCTATTAGAACAAACGGCTGGAAGCAGAGCACAGACAGGGAATATGCAAATAACATTCAGCCCAACAATCACTATTCAGGGAAATGCAACACGAGATGAAGTACAACAGGGATTAACAATAGGAATGAACGATTTGAAAAGAATGATCAAAGAAATATCAGCAGAACAGGCAAGGACAACATTTTTATCGTAAGGAGATATAACATGGGAGGATATTACTATACAACCGAACAGGGGGATATGTGGGATTTCATAGCATGGAAGGTGTATAAAAACGAGAAGATGATAGAAACTCTCATGAAAGCGGAAGAAAATCGAAAACTGCTTGATATTTATATCTTTTCAGCAGGGACAAAAGTATGGTGTCCGCAGGTAAAAGAGCAGGGTAATACGGAAGCAGTAGCTCCGTGGAGGGATAACGAATAATGGAAACAGCCAGATCAAAACTACTGATTGAATACAATGGAGTTGAAGCAACAGATATCATAGCAAATGACAGCACATCTTTTACATGGACAGACAATGCATCAGGGTCAGCAGATACTTTGACGATCAACCTAAAAAACGAAGATCAAAAATGGATGAATGGTTTCTTCCCATCAGACGAAGATACTTTAAAAGCATGGATACAGCTCGAAGAATGGCCGACTGACTACAGACAGGGAAAGATATATTGCGGGACTTTTCAGGTAGATAGTTTAAGCTATGGAGGATTTCCAAACACAGCAACATTATCAGGAATATCAGTACCAACAGGAGAAAATTTTAATGTAAAACAAAAAAACCGCACGTGGAATAAAACAACGATAAAAACGGTTTTTAACGACATAGCATCAGATTCAGGAATCACACTTGTTTTTGACGCAGAGGATCTGTCAATCGAATCCGTGAGTCAATCAGGAAAAACAGATTTATCATTTATCTATTCTCTTGGAAGCGAATACGGATTAGCAGTTAAATTATACAATGACAAATTAGTTGTATATGACTTGACACGTTACGAGGCAGCACCGGCAAGATACGATATAAATTATTCACAGCTTGGCGGATCAGGAAGTTATAGCATAAAAAAGAATAATACAAAAAAATGCAACAGCGTAAAGATACAATACACGAGCGATAAAAAAACACTATCTTATGAGTACACAATCCCAGGAACATCCGGGAACAGGCAAATATTTATATCATCAAAAGCAGAAACATATAGCGATGCGGAAATTAAGGCAAAAGCTGCATTGAGAAAAAATATCAGAGAATCAACCACAATTACTTTAAATATGGTAGGAAGTGCAAAGTATGTAGCGGCGGACTGCTTTAATTTAGTAGGATTTGGGAAATTGGATGGAAAGTATTTTATTGATTCGGTCACGCATACAAGGTCAGGTGGCAAATACACAATAAGTATAGAAGCACATCTGACAGTGACAGATTTTTAGGAGGAAACGTGGCGACTCTATTTTTTGCAAAAATATCATCATTAAATAAGAAAAAAGGAACAGCAGACATTACACTGACAGACAGAGAAAATCAGGTTGTGCCACAAATACCGATTGTCAGAACACAGGAAAGTTTACCTGCACCCGGCAGCATGGTGGCGGTGTTGCTGGAAGAAACAGCGGGAAGGATTGAAAAAGGAGTTATACTTGGAAAGATATCCTAAGAATTGAGAGGACAAAACATATGGCAAGCGTTGGAAGTTTTGGAGATATTGATTTTTACTGCAAATCCATAAATGGAAAAGCAAAAATATTATCATTCTATGATTTACAGAGAAATTCGACAGCTAATTATGCAGAACATGAAAGAAACGGTGAAAAATCATATCTGGAATTTACAGGAGATGGGCTGGACGAACTGATGCTAGGAATTGTGGCAGATGCAAAATATGGAATAAAACCTTTGGACGTACAAAGTAAGCTATACGCAAAAAAAGGAGCAGGAACAGCAGAAACATTTGTCGTAGGCGGAAATAGAATAGGGGACAATCCATATGTGATTACATCAATTACAGAAACATACAAAGCACTACATGCAGATGGAAGACCTATAAAAATAGAGTTTGAAGTCACTTTAAAAGAATATGCAAATAAACCAGCCATAATAAGTACAATACCTCCAGCAAGAAAGATCGGAAGCGGGACAAAAACAGCAGCAGTAACAAGCAGTGACACGTATACGGTAGTAAAAGGCGATTGTTTATGGAAAATAGCAAAAAGCAAATATGGTAGCGGATCACAATATACAAAAATATATAACGCAAACAAAGATAAAATAAAAAATCCAAATCTTATATATCCAGGACAGGTTTTAATAATTCCTAAATAAACAGGAGAAAACGCATGACATTTGATTATACAAGCAATGGGCTCACGCAAAGCGAAAAAGACAGTATTGAGAATAACATAAGCACGATAGCAAGCACACCATATGCAACAGCACCGTTCATTCGAAATATGGGAATAAAAAAATATCCTCCAGAAACGCAATCGAGTATAGCAGAGAATCAATACGCAACAGAAGTAATGAGCCAGACTTCCATATGGGAGGACAGGGCAAAAGTAACAGAAGTTCATTTTGAAAATAAAAATGTAAGGATGGTGGTAGAGGATGGCAGGAATTAGTGCATTAGAAAATTTGCCGGAAATTGATGTATTAAAAGACGAAGGAATTACATTTGATTCAATCGTGAACGAGATGATAGCAGATTACGAAGCAAGATACAGAGAGCTTACAGGTGAAGAGCTGACAATATATCCGGCAGATTCGAGACGAATACTCATAAATGTAACAGCAGGAAAAATATATCAGCTCGCCACAATCATTAATGAAAGACATAAACTGAATTTCTTACAATATATGTATGGAGATTTCCTAAAGAATTGGGCAAGTAATTTTGGATTCGATAAAGATGGCAGAGAGAGTGCATCTGTAAAATTAAGATTTCATTTAGCAGATGCACAAAAAACAGACATCGTTATCCCAAAAGGAACGCGCGCAACATCAGGGAATGGAATATTTTTCGCTACAGATGAAGATACAATTATTGCAGCAGGAGAAGAATATACAGATACAAATGCAACATGCACAGAAAAAGGAACAATTGGTAACAACTATGCAATAGGACAGATAAATTCAATCGCAGATCCAGTAAATCTTATTGAAAGCGTAGAAAACACAACAGAAAGCAGCGGAGGACACGACGAATATACAGATTCAGAACTTAGAGAACTTATTTATAATTTTCCGGAAAGGTATTCGACAGCAGGAAGCGAAGGCGCGTACAAGGAGCTGGCAATGGCATACAGCACAAATATTGTAGACGCAAAGATTATTACAAATAATGAAGCAGTGGTTCAAATATATATCTTACTGCAAAATGGGAAAGTGCCAGATGAAGAATATTGCAAAAAAGTGCAAACTTTTATTTACGATTTAAAAGAATCGCCAGACACTGACAAAATAGAAGTGAGAGCACCAGAAATTAATAAATATGAAATTAATGCAACATACTACATCCCAGAAGAAAAGAAAGAAATTGCAGATGGAATAAAAGAAGCAATAATGGACGCTGTAGAGGAATTTGCTGAATATACAAAAACAAAAGTAGGAAGATCCATTAATCCAGGAATATTAACGGCATATGCAAATGCAGCAGGCGCGTCAAGAATACAAATTTCATCGCCGGATTTTCAAAAAATAGGTGAAAGTGAAGTAGCTGTTTGTAGACAAATAAACGTAATTTTTGGAGGATTTGATAAGGAGTGAAAGGATGTTTAAGTTTGATGAAGTTGGGAGCACATACATGTCACTTCCACCAAATTTACAAACAATTGAGAATGATTGTTTTGGATACGCTTTAGACAAACAGATTAAGAAACTGCATGGACTTGCGAAAAATTTAACCATATGGAGCGACATTGAAAATGCAGATAAAAAATATTACGACTACATGGCTTTGTGCATTAAAGCACCGTACTATAGATCAGAATACACAGAAAAAACAAAACAAGATTTGCTAAAAACAGCAATAAGTATGCACAGGTACGCAGGAACAAGGCGGGCAATAGACGAATTATTAAAACTCATATTTGAAAAAGCCTATTTTATTCCGTGGTACGAATATGATGGAAAGCCATACCACTTCAATGCAAAGGTATTTGATATTTTAACAGAGGATACGGCGACAGTCTTTGTAAATGTAATAAAAGAAGTTAAAGCAGCGCGATCACTTCTGGATAATATATCAATTGGGAGAGAGGAAAAAGGAAACGTATACATCGGAAGTACAGTGCATCATTGTCAGAAAAACGAGGCAATTATAGAACAGTATCAAATAGAAAAGACGATAACACAGAAAAATTGCACCGGTGCAACAATGATACCAATTTATAGAGCCGAGAAAATAACAGAAAATTATTTGTTAAATTCAAAAATACATAATACAGAACAAATAATGATAGCAACAAGTACGAAACAGAAAAATGCAGAAATCAGAGAAAGATATGAAACACAAAACAAAGCGGAAAAGACTATATATGCCGAAGTGGGCATTCATAGTAAATACAAAAGTAAGATAGAGGAGGAATAATACGATGCCACAACCATTTGGACCAGCAGTAATGACAACGCAAGGAGAAGCATTGTTGGCAAAAGCAACAGCCGGAAAGTGCAAGATAGAGTATGTACATATGGCAACAGGAAACGGAACATATGCAGACAGCGAAAAAAGCATAGCGGCGCTGAAAGAAAGAAATAAATTAAAATCAGCAAAGAACACATACGCATTCTCAGATATTACAGTTGAAAATCAAAACTGCGTTTTCTTAGAGTCACTGATCACTAATCAAGATCCGGTTACGCAGAAAGTATTAATATCAGAAGGATACTACATTAACGAAATTGGAATATTTGCAAAAGAAGTCGGACAGGAAGATAAAAAAGCTATTCTGTATTCGATTTGCGTAACCGCAGGAACGAACAATAACGGAGACTACATGCCGCCATACAATGGATATAACAGAGCAGAAATAACACAGAATTACATGATCACCGTTAATAGTTCGCAGGACATCACAGTAAATATGAAGGGAGCGGCTTTATTGGCAGAGGATGCAAATAAACTTCGTGACGACACTACAAAAATGAAATGCAAGATAGGAATAGATAACGGTCTGATTTACGTTCAGGCAATCGACGAATAAGGAGGATAAGAGCAAATGGAAGTTGGAGAAAAAATTTATGTAGCCGACAAGGAGACGCAGGACAAGATTTACAACCTGCTTGCGGCGGAGCCGGTGTGGGGCTTCGTGGAGCACATGGATGTAAAGAGTCCTTCTGCTAGAATTACAGCTATCGGACTTAATAAAAATTACAAGAACATTACAAGAAACGGAAGTACAGGTGCAGTCTCGTTGAATGATTGGGCGGATCATCCGGTTATTAAGGCAAATAAGCCTTATATGGTAAAAGCAGATGGAACGCCGGACTACCGCCTCATGGAAACAGATTACACGAAGAAACTAGATGGAACCGCTTCTGATGTGTCCAACACATCCTATAATGGCGGAGCATTTTCTTGGTTTCCGAAGATTTACAAGTATGAAAAGATGAAAGGTAACGATCGTATCGTTTTGTTCTCCATGCAGGCGAGAGACGGTTACGAGCCTAATGGATTCATTGATCCTTCCAACAATGTGCTTGAAGGAGTGTGGCTGCCTATGTTCTATGGTTCCAGACTTGGAGCAGACGGATCCACACCTAAAATGGTAAGCCTTGCCGGATTGCAGCCTTCCTACAATACGACAGCGGCACAGGAGCGTACAGCATTGCAGAACTTCTCTGCAAGAGCGCAGTTCCTCGGCGGTCCAATCGTGGAGACAATCATTGACTTCCTGATTATGATCGCAGGAACCACAGACCTTCAGACAGCCTTCGGTAGAGGTAACTGTAGCGGATATGACGAGTCGCAGGCGCCTACATACGGCGTGAAGCAGAACGCCGTAGTTGGTGGCGGACAGTTTTATGGAACCGACGACGGTAAGAGCCTGAATAAAATCTTCCACAGTATCGTGCTGGGAAGTTATCAGCAGTGGATGAGAGATCCGTATGAGGTTGTTGTAAACGGACGTGTAAAGGTAAGTAAAAATTACACCTACGATTTAACAGGTGCTGCTTACAGCGATACCGGAATCAACGTACCAAATAATGCTACATGGGACAGTAATCACAATGTTGGACAGTACCCGATGGAATACAGAACTGTTCCGGGATATGGTGCAGTACCCGCAGGAGAAATGAACGGCGGAAGTACAGCAACCGGAGGTTGCGATATTCTTTATCGTAAAGATCCGACACAGACGTTTACGGGCGTCGCCCTTCGGTTCGGTCGTTGCAGCCACGGTCTGTCTGATGGCCCGCGCGCACGTGGTTGGAATGCCGCAGCTTCTGCTGCGACCTGGTACATTTCCGCCGCCGATCTTCTTTTACCACCTGTCGGCGTAGCCGCGTAGGGGGTATGGGGGTACGCGTAGCGTAATTCCCCCAGTAGTAACAAATTTATAGGTTCTGTCCTTGAAACAAATAAATAACAGGGGAGGGAGCAGGCGTCACCTCTGGGCGTCGCCCTTCGGTTCGGTAATTGCAACAACGGTCTGAATGATGGCCCGCGCGCACGTAATTGGAATAACACAGCTTCTAATGCGAACTGGAACATTTCCGCCGCCTTTATTCTATCCAATATCGGAAGATAGACATAAAGCCTTGCACCATTCCTACACCGCTGACGGTTGAGACACCGTTATATCCGCAATCATTTGTTTGGTGAGTGAAAATTAACTCGATACAGGACGAGTAGTAAAGCGGTCGCACCTGCTATTCGTAGGGGATAGAAGAAAAAATATCTTATAGGAGTGCGAATTTTTTGAAAGAGTACAAATATCTGTATCAGAAAATGCTGGATGAAAACATCATCCGTAAGGCATATAAGAAGTTGCGTAAAGGAAAAACCAAGCGTAAAGAAATTATCGCAATCGACGCAAATATCGACGTCGAAGTTGCAGCAATGCAAAAGATGATCGAGAACACCAAGCCGCCAGACGTTCCGGTCGAAAACCCGGAGCTGGCATATAAGCCATGCAAGCGGACGCCAAAGATCATCTTTGAGCACGGCAAGAAAAGAAAAATCTTCATGCCGGAAATACACGAACAATGGTTGCATCATATCATCGTGCTTATTTTGGAGCCGATTATAACAGCTACATCATACCGGTATTCCTGCGGCAGTTTCCCAAAGCGGGGAGCGCACTACGGAAAGAAATATATCCTGAAAATACTGGGAAGAGGCAAAGGCATAAGAAATTTCGGAAAGATCGACATCCGACATTTTTATGACAATATCAGAATCAATATTCTGATGAAAGAACTTGCTATCAGAATAAAGGATAACTGGTTTTTGTATATCATCCGGCTATGCTTAAAAGGATTTAAGAAAGGGATTCCGTTAGGCTTTTACATTTCACAATGGCTTGCAAATTATATCTTGGAGCCGCTTGATAAGTTCATCACAGAAAAGTTGGGCTTGAAAGATTTCGTCCGATACATGGATGATATGATTTTCTTTGATAATGCAAAGAAGAAACTGCAAGCCACCATTGTAAGCATCCAGATCTTTATCGGACGAAGATACCGCCTGAGGCTGAAGGGTAATTATCAGGTATGCCGCTTTTACTATGAAGGCAAAAGAAAGAAAATAGGCAGACCGCTTGATTTTATGGGTTTTCAGTTTTACAGAAACAAAGTCATTCTCCGAAAAAGCATTATGATAGCAGCAACCAGAATGGCGAAGAAACTTGCCAGAGCCAAGGCAGCTGGCAGGAGCTACTATGAGACACACGTTAAAGCAATGCTTAGTTACGTCGGCTGGTTTGATTGTACTAATACTTACGATTGTTACACTGAATACATCAAACCACTCGTAAACGTAGGCAAGCTCAAAAAGATAGTATCAAAATTAAACAGGAGGAAAAATCATTATGAAGCAGTGGAAAGAAGAACATTGCAGTACGCAGCCTGAGGAACTGGAACTTATCGCACATGGCGTATACATGCAGCGCCGGAACATTGAAGCGGTAGAGCATGAAGCCACAGAGGAAATGGCGGCATATACCGACTACGTGTGCGAGAGCAGGGAGATTACCGAGTCAGAGTATGAAATGCTCAAGAGTATCGAGAGTATCAATACCGATAAGGCAATCGAGGAATACACATTGCAGCTTATGCAGGAAGGAGCGATTTAATTATGGCAAGTACATTAGCATTAGTATTCAAACGACTTTACCTTAAAGGCGAAATTACAAAAGAAGATGTGGAAGAAAGAGTAAAATCTGGGAAAATTACAAAAGAAGATTATAAGTATATCACAGGCGAGGCGTACCATGAATAATCTTGCTGAAATTGTAGAAAACCAGAATGTAATCATATCAATTCAGTCAGGAGTAATAAAGGATTTATTTAATTTATTAAGCCAATATATGACGGCAGAGGAAATGGACACACTTCCACAAGTGGATAAGATAAATATAGCAGCTAGGTTGACTACAAAAGTGTAGATTAAAACGAGGAGGTGAATAGTGGTGAACTTTTTATCACAGACCTATACAATTGCATTGCCAATTATATTAACATCACTTATGGGATACATAGTATGGCTGCTGAAACGTCAAAAGAACGACAGAGATGCGAATAGTCGGGGAACAATGTTACTGCTTCGCGTGCAGCTGATCGAGTACCACGATAAGTACATAAAACTGGGCGAGATACCATCCTATGCATACCAAAATTTTCAGGAAATGTACGATGCGTATCATCAACTTGGCGGAAATGGAATGGTAACAAAAATGAAAAATGAGATTGAAGAGCTTCATCTGAAGCAGAAAGAGAGGATTTAAACATGACAGATTTAGGATTTTTAACAGAATTTATGGTGCCGGTGATCGTAGGCATTTGCCTTTGTGTAGGCTATGTCGTAAAGAAGTGGATTAAGGATGTGGATAATAAATACATTCCTACCATCTGCGCTGTCCTTGGTGTTATTTTGGCGGTTTGGATTAATGGATGGACAATTACGGCACCTATTTTATTAAGTGGATTATTCAGCGGTTTAGCAAGCACAGGACTGCACCAGTTATTCAAACAGTACATTAATAAGGAGGAAAAATAAGATATGAGAATTGGATTAAACGCAGGACATACATTATCAGGACCTGGATCAGGAACATCCGGTGTGATTGTAGAGAGTGTTGAAACAAGAAAGGTATGCAGCAGATTGACAGAAATGTTTAAAGCATGCAGCGTGGAAGTTGTGCCGTGTACAATAGATAAAGCGGCGACGCAGAAGGCCTATTTACAAAAAGTAGTTGAGATGGCGAACAGAACGGATCTTGATTACTTTATTAGTATTCATTTCAATAATGATAAGGCAAGAAAAGGACATGGTGTGGAAGCATATACATTCCAGGGAAGACAGTATCCTGACGCAATAGAAGTTTGTGAATATATCGCAGCACTTGGATTTACCAATCGTGGAGTAAAAGAGGGTAGCGGATTGTATGTAATTAAAAAGACCAAAGCAAAATCCATGTTGATCGAGGTATGCTTTGTAAATGATCCGGATGCATCCTTATATCGTCAGAAATTTGAGCAGATCTGCACAGCAATTGCATATGCATTAGCAGACTATGTGCAGGCGGCACCAAAGCCAGTTGTGCCGGTACAACTTCCGGAGAAAAAGAAGTATGTGAAAGTTCTAGTAGATGATCTTGCTGTGAGAAAATCTCCAAGCTGGGATAAGTCAGCAGTAGCAAAAAGAGTACAGAAGAATGAAGTCTTTACCATTGCCGAAGAACCTATCAAGGCAGGTGGTGGCAGTATGTACAAGCTTAAATCGGGATTGTACATCACAGCAGCAGAAAGATATGTAAGTGTATATGAAAAATAA